CAACCTTAGTCATTCGCATGCCGACTTTGTTGGTAACATTTACGGGTTCCACGGGCCTATATGCATTATGCATAATCAGGTCGGTGATTCAGCTGCAAATTACAGCTTTACTAAGGCAGAGACCGTTACGGAATCTGACTTGTTCTCGTATGGTCCGAAATTTATTTCGGATACTGTTCCAACAAAATCAGTCGCTTCGCTCGCTCAGTTCCTTGGTGAACTTCGTGAAGGCCTCCCCAAACTTATGGGGTTGTCTATCCTTTCTGGTAAGAGCTCCAAGTCCATTGCGGACGAGTATCTCAACTACCAGTTCGGGATCAAGCCATTTGTTAATGACTTGATGAAGTTTGCCAAAGCTGCTCAATCTTCTAGTAAGATTATTAAGCAGTATGAACGCGACTCTGGCAGAGTCGTTAGGCGGCGAACAGGAGTTAAACCCATTATCAAGTCCTCCAATCCGATCGAGTTGGCCTATCAGCCTTCTTCTTTCGGTAATTTTGGATGGAAGCTTGACTACAGTGGACAAGGTCTCACGCCCAGTTATTCTGAGGCGAGAGGCCGTGCCATTCGTAATGAGGGTGGAACTTTCCTGCCAAATATGACGGCTTGGTACCAGACCCAGGAGCGTAAAAGCATCTGGTTTTCTGGCGCATACTCGTATTACCTTAATAATGGTGATGACGTTATCTCTCGTTTCGAGAGATACGAACAACTTGCAAACAAGTTGCTCGGTACGCGTGTAGATTATAATCTACTTTACCAATTGACGCCATGGTCGTGGCTCATCGACTGGTTCCTCGATATTGGAAATATTATTTCTTCTACCGAGGCTCTCCAAAAAGATGGGCTCGTGTTGCGCTACGGCTATATTATGTGTACTACATCATATGCCGAGCAGTATTCGATCTCTGGATTTAAATTTTCTAAATCCTCAGTACCGCAACTGCTTGCAACCGAGTATAAGCATGTTCGCAAAACTCGTGTGCGCGCAACCCCTTATGGGTTTGGTCTGAATCCCGACAGTTTTTCTGCGGGTCAATGGGCCATCCTTGGAGCGCTTGGTATGACCAAGTCTCCTGGAAATCTTAGGTTGAAGTGATCCAACCTGGTTTCCATAGGTGTAGCATCAGCTATTCCTAATACAATTGAATAATAATTCAATAATAATAGAAAAGAGATTGCTTTGGCACTCAATGATCCTCAGTCCATCAAGTTCGCATCTGACTCGGCGGCGATTTCGCTTCCTCGTACGTCTACTGGAGCTAACTCCAGCGATTACACGAGTGGCGATTCGGCTACCAAGCTGTCCGTTTTCCATTCTTATGGAAAGCGGACTCGTCGCTATGTCAAGGTGGTTCGGAACAAGATTGTTCCGAACCCCCTGGTTACCTCCCAGAACGTGCAGATCTCGCTCTCGGCCCAGGTTATCCTGGATCATCCGGTGAACGGGTTCACTGCTGTTGAACTGGCAGATAGCCTGATGGCGCTTGCCGACTACGTCAAGGCTAGCGGTAACGCTGCCGCTGTCGTAGGCGGTCAGAACTAAACCATGCTCCCAATCGACGCTGTCGTTTTGGGTGTTATGGTCTGTGTTCTTGTGACTGGCGGCCCGATTATGGTGAATCTTTTGATTCATCCTAACAGGTCGTTTAGACGTCACTAGGGACTCATTGTGTCAAGGCTAGGGAAGCACTAACTACAGAGAAAGTAGCAGTACTTGAAAAGCCTTACACATCTCTACATGAACGTTTTGGCAGAAGCCGGAACGTGGTGTTGCACTAGTACCGACAAGGATAGCAAAACTATTCTTGCCCGTATTGAAAGCGAGGGGATGTCGTTCTTAACGATATCCCTGCCGAAATTTGGAAAAGACTTCGAAAAAAGTCTTGACCAAGGTTTCGTCGATCGCGACTCTTTCCTTGGTTTCAAGAGAAGAGCAGGTCTCCCCCAATTATTTGGAGGTTTCCTCGATCTCGTTTTCGATCGCAACACCGGAGTGCTGCTCGATGATCCTTCTATCGAAGCGATCCGTTGTCTTCGTCAGATTACTCTGATGATGGCAAAGGTTAAGGTTGCTTGCTCTGATGAGCGTAACAACCGTGCTTTCCAGAAGTATCTCGAGAGTGAGAACCATGTTAAGGAAGCAGATAAATCATTCGATTACGAAGAACGTAAGCTCTTCAGCCGAATGGCGCTTCTTATTTTTGGTAATGTCTTGTCTGCTATCGACCGAAAGGTCTATAACGGAGAGATTATTCCCAAACACGGGTCTGGCCAGACTGCAGACGGCATTCTTGGAAACAAGAAGTACCGGAGTAAGTACTGGACAGAACGCTTAGAGGACGCTGGCTTTACAGCCAGTGAATTTCTCATGAGCAGCTGGAGTCAAGATATTGACTACAGCTCCATTAACATGGTCGAACCTGGAGCTGAGATACCTGTTAGGGTTATCACAGTTCCTAAGACGCTCGCTTCACCCAGAATCATTGCAATGGAACCCGTCGCTATGCAGTATGCACAGCAGGGCCTATTGGAATGTATTACTGAAGAGATTTATCAGGATGACCTCTGTAAGTCTCTTATCGGAAACCTAGACCAAACTCCTAATCAGGAGCTTGCTCGTCTAGGCTCAGAGAAGCTTGAATTAGCTACTCTAGACCTCAGTGAGGCCTCCGATCGTGTTTCGAATCAGCATGTACGGCAGCTTCTCAGCTTTCATCCCCATCTTCATGATGTGGTTGATGCTAGTCGTAGCCGGAAGGCTGATGTGAATGGTAAGGTTATTCGCCTTGCCAAATTCGCGTCTATGGGTTCAGCGCTCTGCTTTCCTATGGAGGCAATTGTATTTTGTACAGTTGTTTTCCGTGGGATCGAAGATGCGCTCGGCACCCGGTTGACCCGCAGTGACGTAAAACGTCTTGTGGGTCGGGTACGCATCTACGGAGACGATATTATCGTTCCCGTAGAGTTTGTGCATCACGTGATTGCTCGCCTCGAATCCTATGGATTCGTCGTGAACCGTAGCAAGTCTTTTTGGACAGGTAAGTTCAGAGAGTCTTGTGGGAAGGAATATTACGATGGCCATGACGTTAGTATTGTCAAGGTTCGGAGTATTCTTCCTTCGTCACGTGGGCACGCCGAGGAGATGGTTAGTACCGTTTCTACAAGAAACTTGCTATACAAAGCAGGCTATTGGAAGAGCGCGTACTACCTTGATACGATTTGTGAGAGGTTTATTCCTCTGCCTGTCGTATTGGACACTTCTCCTGGGTTGGGTCGTGTGTCGTTCCTTGGTTATGAAACCGAGAAATGGCACCCTCACCTTCAGTCTCCTCTTGTCAAGGCGGCTGTGGTAAAGCATACTCTACCTAAGGATTCCTTAGGTGGGTATGAGGCCCTACTCAAGTTCTTCTTAAAGCGGGATTCCCCGCTCGGCAGCTTGCCAGCTGTCGATAAGAATCACTTGGAGCGTGCTGGACGTCCTGTGTCCGTCGACATCAAGCACAGGTGGGTATCTCCTTTCTAGGGTTATCCATAAGGGGTCTGTAGCAAAGCTATAGATCGTGATTTAACTTCACAACAGGGAGACAATGTATTTTGTCTCTTCTCC